GCTAATATGACAGCAGCAGCTATGGAGATTTCTGGTGATGCTACAGGAACCAAGTCGATGTCCATCGATTACATCCTTGTCGCTCAAGATCGTGGTGTTAGCTACTAAGGAGATAACTTATGGCTAAACGAGCGCGGACAAAGTCAGGAACTTACGTTGCAGACGATCCATCGACGCCAGATGTTAATGAAGCGTATGTGCAGGAGAAGCCAAAGAAGAAGACTACAAAAAAGTCTGCTTCTTCAGACCTTCCTCCAGAAGGCAGCGCGGATAGAAAGCGTCTGGTCTTGATGGGCTTGATTAAGGAGTAAGATATGGCAGATGCTGTAAATGTCACAACCATCGAAGATGGTGAGAGGCAACTTGTCGTTCAGCTTACAAACCTTTCAGACTCGTCTGGAGAAACGAATGTTACAAAGATTGACGTGTCAGCATTAAATGCAAAAGCGACAGGTCAGCTTTGTAACGAAGTTCGGATACAGGAAATATGGGGTTCAGTCCACGGGTTCGACGGTGTTCAGCTTCTATATGACGCCGATACGAATGTCGTTGCTTTTAGCCTTGGCCCAGACTGGACATATCAAGACTTCTCAAGTGTAGGTGGCCTGAAGATGTACGGCACCAACGCAACGGGAGACATACTGTTGTCTACGTTGGGTACAGAGGTGTCTGGAGATTCATATACGATTGTGATTCGGGCCGTTAAGTACTATGCGTGATTAGGCTTTATAGGCTTTCTCATGGCAAAGACAAAAAAAAGCACGGGCATGAAGGGTATGACCATCAAGGGTGGTCATAAACGTCCGACCAAGTCTGGCGCAGGCCTTACCAAGAAAGGCGTTGCAAAGTATCGCCGTCAGAATCCCGGCAGCAAGCTAAAGACGGCTGTTACAGAAAAAAAGTCTAGGGCGGCAAGACGCAAGTCTTACTGCGCCAGAAGCGCTGGTCAAATGAAGAAATTCCCAAAAGCGGCAAAGAACCCAAACAGCAGGCTACGGCAGGCGCGAAGAAGGTGGAGGTGTTAGATGCCAGCTAAGAAAAAATCAAAAAGCCGTGTTAATGAGGCGGGTAACTATACAAAGCCTGCTATGCGGAAAAGGATGTTTAGCGCAATTAAAGCTGGAGGAAAGGGCGGGAAGCCGGGGCAATGGAGCGCTAGGAAGGCCCAGATGTTAGCGCAGCGCTATAAAAAAGCGGGTGGTGGGTATAAAAACTAATGGCTCTCAAGAAGTCACAAAAGTCATTAAAGAGTTGGGGCAAGCAGAAGTGGCGCACTAAATCAGGAAAGCCATCGACGCAAGGCCCAAAAGCAACTGGAGAGCGCTATCTTCCAACTGCTGCGATCAAATCGTTAAGCTCTAAAGAGTATGCGGCAACAACGAAGGCAAAACGAAAAGCGACAAAAAAAGGAAAACAGTTTGCCAAGCAGCCTAAAAAGATAGCTAAGAAGACAAAGCGATATAGATAAATGCCAAATACAAGAGGCCAAATGCAAAGTCAGTTAAAAGGTAACAGGAAAATGCCAGCTAAAAAGTATAGCCCGAAGCAAAAAAAGTTAGCTAGAGTTGCTCCTCCTCGCGACAAGGTTACTGGTGCAGATTTTAAAAAGTTAAAGAAACGGACAAAAAAGAAGAAGTAAATGACTGCTAACATGCCGCCATTGCTGCAAAGTTTTGTGAGACAAGATATTCGGTCTTGGTCCCGTGACGTATTAGAGGTGCCAAATCCTCACTTGGGAGGAATGAAAGCGTGTCCGTATGCAGAGGCAGCATGGAGAAACGATAAAGTAGATGTCGTCGTGGGCAACGATATCTTAGGCCTTAAAGACGCCATCAGACATTTTAATCCAAAGGACAGGGACATGGTCATTTGGGTTAATTTTAACCTGAACAAGTATGAGAGATGGGACCGTTGGATTAGTCTATGGAATGAAAGGAACAGAGAATCTGATACGCACCTAATGTTGTTCCATCCTGACTACCCCCCGCGTGAGGGATCAGAAGAGTTTCTTACTGATAATGAGTGGGAGTCTGATATAGAAGAGGACTACATGATGGTTTTTATCCAATCATTATCGTTTTTAAACAAAGCTAGTGTAGCTTTAGAAAATTCGGGCTATTATAACTACTTTAGTGATGACTTGTATCAATCTCTAATCGAAGCAAGAAGGAGTTAGGGTTATGGCAATGGGCAAAGGCGGGATGAAGAAAAAGGTGATGATGCGCGGTGGCTCAAAGATGGCTAACGGCAAGAAAAAAGTTATGGCAAAGCGCGGTAAGAAAGTTATGGCAAAGCGCGGTAAGAAGTAAATGGCTACAAGCGGCACTCAGAACTTCACTTTAGATATCATTGATATTTGTGAAGAAGCCTATGAAAGGGCTGGCGTGGAGATGCGCGGTGGGTACGACTTGAAAACCGCCCGTAGAAGCCTCGACCTGATGTCGCTTGAGTGGATCAACAGAGGCGTAAACCTCTGGACAATCGAAGAAGGTACTATGGCTCTTACAGCAGGGACGGCAACATATAGCTTCCCTGCTGGGACCATAGATTTTATTGAGCATCATATCCGCACAAACTCTGGAAGCTCTAGTAATCAAAGTGATTCAAATTTAAGTCGAATAAGCCCCTCCACGTTTGCTAATATTCCTAATAAGTTAACGCAGGGTAAGCCTCTTCAAATTTATATACAGCGCACAAATTCGCCACAATTCACGTTGTGGCCCATACCAGATAGCACAGAGACGTATACATTTTATTTTTTGAGGATTAAGCGTATTGAAGATGTAGGGACCAGCGGCACAAACAATTACGATGCCCCTGAGAGATGGTTGCCAGCCCTTACGTCTGGATTGGCTTATTATATTTCTATGAAAAAGCCAGAGGCCTTTACGCGCATAACCACACTCAAGCAGATATATGATGAGCATTTTAATTATGCTGCTGGAGAAGACCGGGTTAAGGCAGGCATACAAATCACGCCGGGAGGGTACACAATCTAATGTCCTCTTATGCAGCGGGTAAATATGCACTAGGAATATGCGACAGAAGCGGGTTCACATATAAACTCAAAGACCTTGTGTATGAGGTTCAAGACGGCAGGAATACAGGTATTCGGGTTGGTCGAGATATGCTTGATCCTGATCACCCACAAAATTTTTTAGGCAGGTATCCTGTCCACGATCCGCAAGCGTTGTTCGGTGCAAGGCCAGATAACAGGATAGAGTCATCGTCAATAGCTTCAGCAAACTGGAACCCAGTTGGAGACAGAAACTCCTTGGCAGATGCTTACGGCTTCTCTACAGAGACGAGTTTGCAGGCAGAGGGTCAGGTTGGTTCTGTAACCATTGTAACCTGATGTAATGATATGAACTACACTCAACTTAAAACGGCCATCCAAGAATACACACAAAATACAGAAACGTCTTTTGTCAGCAACATTGATACGTTTATCGGGCAAGCAGAAGAGCGTATATTTTATGATGTTGATATACCAGACTTTCACAAGAATGTGTTAGGAACGGCCACAGCGGGCTCTGTGTATCTTTCAAAGCCAACAGATTTTTATAGAGCCTATTCTATGGCTGTTGTGGATTCAGGGAATGTCTATACATTTTTGATCCCTAAAGACGTGTCTTTCATAAGAGAGGCGTTCCCAGATTCTGATACAACAGGAACCCCAAGATTTTACGCACACTTTGATGATGATTTCTTTTTAATCGCTCCAGCAACAAGCTCAAACTTTTCAACAGAGCTTCATTATAAGGCGAAGCCAGTTCAGCTTTCTTCATCTAATGCTAATACATGGTTAAGCGATAATGCTGAAACTGCGCTTCTATATGGGACGCTCGTTGAGGCGTACACTTATCTAAAGGGCGAACAGGATATCATGGCGTTTTACGAGAAGCGTTACAAAGAGGCTTTAGGGTCATTAACTCAATATGGAGCGATTGAGACAAACGTCGATTCGTATCGCAATGGGATGAGGCAAACAGCATGAAGTTTGACGCTGTTGAGGCAGGCCCCGTT